GGAAAATAGCTTTCTTGCGCACGTACAGTTTGTCAATCCATCCGACAGACTCGCCGCCCTTTTCTGAAGAGAATGACATACCAGCACCCATCATACCGGTCACGAAGTCAATTGATTCCAGGAAAGGAGATATGATACCGCCAAGAAGCTTAATGAGATAGTTTGTCTGGTCTTCCTTGTCCTTTCTCAATAATGTTGCAAGTGACCGTTTTGCCGAAAATACGTTACTGTCCGATGGGGCAGTAGAATCATTGGTCTTAATCACATATATGCTACTTCCTCCGCCTCCAACATAAGTATGCCCTTTATACGTAATCGACTCCAGTTTCTCTTCCACATCATTAAGGCGAGAGTAGGGCATACTTTCCCCAATAGTATATACCGGAGAATCCCATGGAATGTCAAGGTTAAACTCCCATCCGAGAACACGGCTTTCACGGCCATTCTCAAAAAAGGCTTTATTGACCAGGTTTATCTTTTGCCCGAACTCGAAAAAGCGTTTCAGCTTGTCTTCATTAACCCATTCTGACCGGAGGGTAGTGTAGTATGTACCATCGTCCTTTTTTCGCTGGTCTGCTATCTTCTGTGCCTTCTCTTTCAGTTCCTGCTCCGCGTCCGGAATCATTTGTACAGAAACAAACTTTGGATCAAAACCGGAAAGGATATACTTGTCATCATTTTCAGGATATATGGTATCATCCGGCAATGGACATCCGTAGTCTTCGCTGCGGACAATTTCCCAAAGCTGGCTTCCGTTGTTGTCCGGGTCAAAAATAACACCGAACTCCAATCCATTCATTTTGCCGGACTGAAAGATAATTGTCAGCTCTTGTCCCGGAAGTATGTAGTCCTTGGAGAAATTCAGGCCAGTATCACGATAGCGATAGTAAGTCACGGTTTCCTGACCTCCGTCTTCATTTGTAACGGTTTCCGTCCTCGTAGATACACTTGACATCGTACTTTCAAGTCGGGGATATACCTCGTCAAATACCACGATGTCTTCAATTGCTTCTTCCTGGCTCATGTCAGGATACACATCTATGTATGGCGTACCAGCGGGAAGCATAAGTCGTCTTTGCACAACTCCGTTTACTACCGTCTGCTCTTCAATGGAACGGTAGTTCTCAGGTATGTTTCTTGTAGATCCGAATGCATAAATGCGGGTGGCATAAGTGCCTTTGCTCTCACTGCGAGTCATGGCAGACGCTTCAACCCCTAACTCGATTTTGACGGCATCACCGAATTCGTTTCGCCCAAAATGAATTACGTTGTCCGTTATCCAGCAATCACAGTTCCACTTATCCTCACCCGCCATTGAGAATAAGGCATCCAGCAGGTTCATATTGTCATACGTCATTGCAACTGCCTTATTCTCTACTGTTGAATCTATTTCAAATACGAATTCTTTTCCCTTATAGGTATATCCCAAAGCTTTCAGGTTACGTAAGAACACACCAAGCTGTACATCAAGGGCTGCGGTGAGAGACCATGACGCTTCATATCCAGCATGTTCAGGAGTGTATTTGAAAATTTTGTTTTTCCACTTCCAATAGTAAGCATCCAGTTTCAGCTCATAATCATATCCACCGGTAGAAGCATTGAAAGAAGGTTTCTGCAGGTCTGTTACCTCATATACTTTTGAAAGTAAGCCGCCCAGTGAATCATCCAGAACCCCAGAAAGGTCTACATAGTCTCCAAGTTTAAAATATATCGGTTCAGGCACGGAGAATGGGAGAACGATGTAGTCCTCTTTCATCAGTGTAAACTTTCCCTTCGCCCCTTTGTTGATAGGGGTGGAGAATCTTGTCTTTCCGGATATGTCCTTAATTTCAATCATATCCCCAAAGTTCATAAATAGAAAATGGAAGCCCTAAAAATCCGGACTTCCATTTGAAACAATAAAGGAAATGTTCGTTATTCGCTTCTGTCCATGGGATTCGGTTCGCAAAACTTACTTGAAACCTTACCGAAACACCTGTCAATACTCAACCCGTAAGAGATGCTTTTCCCCAGGTAAACCAGCTTGTAGACTTCGTTTCCAAGAGTTGGGATTTTGATGTTTACGGTTCCTTTCTCCAGTTCTGACTGAAAAGATTTCTTCTTTGTCCGATAGTCGCCTTCTGAGTTTCCTTCTATGGTGAACTGGAGAGTGATTTCACGCGATGCTACTTTTGCATTTTCGGTTATTATTCGCTTCCCGTGCTCCAGACGGCTCTCATCTTCGATGTAGTCTTTCATCTGGTTGAATCCGTCGATAGCATCGAGAAAACCGTCACCCATGCGGACACCCCATGTGCTCCAGGCATCCTTCCCGTTAATGAATAAATCTCCTGTCATAGTCTTGCTGTATTACGTTTCACTTCGGCGATGTCAGCCTTAATATCTTTCAAGTATTTGGCTGAGTCTTCAGTATTCTCTCTGATTTGCTGTAACTCCAAATAGGAATTGGCCAGGATGGTACGTGTCTCGTCGGCGATGTTGTATAGGCCGGTCACTTGTGATGTCAAGGCACTGATGGAGCCTCGCAGTTCGGTAATGGCTACTGTCTGTTGCTGCTCTGCTGTCTCTATCCTAAGATTGGACTCATACACGGCAGTGAACCGACCGCTCAGTTCTCCGGCATCCTCGTGCGTCATTTCCGTACCGAATCCGCGGCTGGAGGCCGACTGCTGGGAACTGCTGCCAGCCTTGTCGTATCCGGTAGCTGCGGCAAGTTCATCCCGTAGTTTCAATGCTTCATTCACGTACCCCATATATTCGTTTTGGAGTGAATTACGTTCACTCTCACTCAGGTTTCCGTCCTTCATACTTTCACCGAATCTGTTCCACCAGTCTTCCAGCTTCTGGCTGTACATGTTACCGATTTTATCTGAAAGCATGGCACGCATAAAGTATTCGGATAGGTTATCCGCAAAATCTTCCGCCGAGGCATCCATATCCATGAGAGTATCTATGAAACTGTCATACATGGAATCAAAACTTATTCCGGTAAGCTGTTCGAAAAGCCCTTCTTTCAGTTCTTCGAGGTTTCCGGCCAGATCTGCATATTCACCTAGTGCTTCAACGACACCATTCCCATAGCCTCCTTTCCCTGAATCGGCCATTTTCTGCCACAAATCCACATTCTGACGTAATAAATCCATCTGCTCCGGAGACATCTGCCACAAGGAATCTGTACCTGTGAACTCTGCCATGACATTTTCCCGAATCCATTGTATGTCACTTTCCGACCAGCCCATGTAATAGGCCCAGCTATGATGTTTACTGTGATAGCCAGCATTGGCCTGCGCTTTTGAAAGGACATTCTTGTTGTATTCCTCCTGATACTTGATGGCTTTATTGTACTCTGCTACGGATTTCTCGCTTCCCTTGCTGGATTTCATTTCTTCTGTAAGGGATTCGATGGCAGACTGCAACTTTTCGTTTCTGTCCGTGAGTCTGTTGATTGTATCCTGCACCTCTTTTTCGTTTCCTCCAATACCGAAGAGTTTGCTGAATCCTCCGAAAGTCAGGGTATCCCATATTCCACCTACAGACTTAAAGACACTACTGAATATGTTACCTATGAAACCATCCAACCCCTGTGTCCCGATGGCATCTAAAAGAGAAAATGCAGCTCCAATTATACCTCCAAGTTTCTCGCTCTCTTCTGCAAATATGTCTACTATATTTCCGGCCAAATCACCGACCTGAGAGAGGGAAATTTCAGAGTTTGAACCAAGCTGGGTAATGACGTTCGACAATGTGACAAGGTTGCTTGTCGTTTTATCTGTCGACTTTTGTACATTGACCTGAGCGTTCTGCTGTCTTTTCTGGGCATCATTCAGTTTCTTCGTGGCAGCTTCCTTCTGTTCATCTGTTCCGCTTCTCATGGCTTCGTTGTATTCCTCCTGAGCTTGTGACAGCTCTTCCTGTGCCTTGGCCAATTCGCTTAACTGTTCGGGTAGGTCGGCCAGCAATCCTCCTTTATCGATAAGAGTTGACTGGATGTTGCTCAACGCCTCGTCAACGACCTTCTTCTGGTCAACGGCCATGTTCTTGTATTCATCTGAGTTCTTGAACTCCCTAAGCTGCTGCTTTACCTTGTTCAAGGATTCTTTGGATACCTTGTCCAAGTCACCGAAGATAAGTTCCCAGTTGATTCCCTGTTTCAGCTTCTCAAGATCAAGAGAGGAGAGGGCTTTATCCATTTCTTTCTGGAGTATGTCCTTGTCTCCCTGAGTAGTGGCTTCCGAGATTTTACGGGTGTACTCAGCTATGATTGCATCACGTTTCTGCATAAATGTACCGTAGCTTTTCAGGTAACGTTCGTTGGCCTCGATTGCAGCTTGATTTTCAGTTTCTGTAATTTCGGCCAGACCTTTTTCACGCGACGTCATGGCATTAGACGCACGACTTCCTAATACTTCCCGCTGTTCAGACGTAAGCTTTCCTCCTTGCGCATCTTCCCATTTTTTGCGCTGTTTCCTAATTTCATCGATTTCTCGCTGGTAATCCAGCTCAATCTGTCTGCGCTTCTTTTCAGAACCTTCTTCCATCAGGTTGATTTCTTCCTGCTGATTGGTCCTGCGAAGCTGAAGGAGTTCTTCTGCAACCTGTTGCTGCTCTTTCTTTTGTCGCTCGGCATCTTTCTTCGCATCATTCTCTTGTTTGGCCAGAGTGTCTCCTGTTATACCACCGAGCGATTTATATGATTTTTCTGCCGCTTCCAACTCTTCTACAGCTTTCTTATAGGCTGACTCAGTACCTTTTTTAGCATCCTCTACAGCCTTTAATTTTGCTTCGTAAACAGCTTTTGCTTCTTTATATGCTTGCTGATACGACTTTTCCGATGCTTCCCTTTGCGATTCCAGGCCAAATATGGTGCCGTCAATCCCTTTTAGCGCTGCTTGCGCATTATTGAACCGTATTTGAACGTCAATAGGAATTGTTGCAAAAGGAAAATTCTTAATTTTTTCTTGCTCTTCCTGCAATATTTGTCTTGCTATATTGTATTCGCGTATAATCTGCTCACGATTACTTCTTGCTTCCATTAGCTTGACTTCTACAGGTTTCGAGTTTTCCTCTGTTTCCTTTTTCAGTCGATTATATTCGCTCAGGGCTGATTCCCACTTGTTAAGATTTGCTTTTGCTGATTCTATTTGTGAAGCAATTAATGGGGCACCTTGCCCGGCATTTTTTAAAGAAGCATTTAATGATTTTATTTTCTCCTCCCATTGTTGTATATTCTTTAGTATGTTTTCATAACTGTTCTTGTCTCGTTCCTTATTCAGTTCTTTATTTGCTTCTGCAAGATTGAGTACAGCCAGTTGTTCACGGGTATAAGCAGAAGAAAGTGCAGGAGAATACCTTTGCAGTTCCTCATAGGCCTTTATCTTTGAAAACTCTGTTTCTGTCTCATCTTGGATAACGCGTATCAGCTCTTCTATCTTTTTCTTGCGTTCCTCTTCCTGATTCGCAAAATTCTTTTGTTCTTCATTGAATTTTTGCTGTGCCTTTTCCGATGCGGTTGTGCTGTCATGAAAGGCCCACATAGTAGCAACAAGCCCGGCAAGAACCGTAGCTACCAGTACATACGGGTTAGCTTTCATAACCGTATTCAAAGCCTTTTGGGCTATCGTTTGAGCTTTAGTAACCAGTATTGCAAGTTCCATTCTGGCCGTTAATGTATCCTGAGCTATTCGCACTACAATAAGAGCGGTTTTGTATGTCCCGTATGTAGCAATCAGTCCTATCAAAATCTTACCAACAGTTTCATAGTTCTCAATAAGACCTTTCAAGCCTGAAATACCTGCAGAAGCAATTCCCTGAGTATCTTTTCCAATCTCATTCAACATTGTATCCCAAGCATCTCCAAGGTTACTCAACTGCCCTGTAAGAGACTTAGACTGTTCTTGCATCAGGTTATAATAGATTCCTGATTCACTAGTCATATTTTTAAAGGCCTGTTCTACTTCTTTAAATCCTACCTTGCCTTCCTTTACTAAACCGGAAACTTCATCTTTTGTCACACCAAGCACTTTTGCCAGTTCCTCGTAGATGGGAATACCACGTCCTGCAAACTGACGAATATCGACAGCATAGGCCCTTCCTTGCGTCCTTAATGTGCCATAGAGATAGGCTATTTCACTAAGCTGGGAGCCAACACCGGCGGCTACATTCCCCAACATTACAAGCTCATCACCCACATTCTCGGCTGACGAGCCATAAGCAATCATTTGCTTGGCAGATGATGCCACCCCTTGAAGGTCAAAGGGCGTCTTTGCGGCAATATCCATCAGTTCCGACATCAGTTTATCTGCTTTTTCCTTACTTTTCAGCATGGTTGAAAAAGCAATTTCAAGTTGCTGGAACTGCCCTCTGGTATTCACCAAATCAGATATGAAATCTTTCAATACCTTAACCCCACCAATAGTACCCAATACTTTTTTAAAAGAGGTAATAATATCCTCATTAACATTTACTGTTTCACCCGCTTCTTTCTTGAAAGCGGTGTATTCATCCTTCAGCCTCTTTACCGAAAGACGGGCTTCAGCCTGCTGCTGAGTAAGTCCAAACAAAATATCTTTCTGCTCCCTTAACTTATCGGTTTGAGCTTTTATCTGCTCCGACATACCGCTGGTATTACCACCCGACTTTACAGTTTCTCGGTATTTCTCTTTCAATAAAGTAAGCTCATTTTGTAATTGCCTAATGACACCTCTTTGTGAAGTAATATTTGCAGAGAGGTTGTTTACTGTTTGTGAAGCGCTGTAAATTCCATTTTTGAAATCACGCTCCATTGTAGCTCCAACTTTAGCCGCCTCGGTTACCAGCCCCATCATTTGTTGGCGAGCAGATGCCAATTGGGTTTCCAAAGCCTTTGCCGCTGCCGGAGATTTGTTCACGTCCATCTTTTTGAGTTGGGCTTCCAGCTTTTCACATTCTTGTCTTAGCTTTACGACCTGTTCCCAGTCACTTGATACACGGAATACGAGTGTTGCCATAAATAAAAATCTAAATATTAATGCTTAAAATTATGATATAAGCAAATAGTATTCAGACTTTTTGAAATCAAAAACGAAACAACTTGGCAATTGTCGTGTAATTTAACTTCTATTTTTGAATAATTAGACTCCATCTCGGAATAGAACAAAAAAGGCGCACCATTATGATGCGCCCGATTGTCAATTTGTTCTTTAATTTATATCAGAGCCTCACGGCTGGAATATCAAAACTTGACATTTGCCATTCTTTTAAGTATCTCATTGTATTTTGATTGTATGATAGCTCTTTGCTTTTCTGATGCTGTAATTATCTTTCCTTTATACTTTCGCATTACAGATTCATTTATACCTATTTCCTTTGCAAACTTACTTGCATTAATAAAAGGGAACGCTTCAAAAAATCCACTTAAGTCATACACATACTCCACAGAATAGCCAGCTTTATACCAACTTGGAAATTCACCATGTTTTTCTTTGTAATATTCTGCCTGTTCCTCTAAAACAGAAATAAAGTCCTCTTTCGCTTCTTGTTCTGTAAGCCCAAAGCCATACGCACCGTTTACATCTTCAGAATAGATAGAGATTCCTCCATCATCTGCTTTTTCAATAATAGCCTGAATCTTCTTCATAATCGTGTATTTTAAGTTTTGTCAATTAAATGCACCCACCGAAGTGGGTGCTGTTCTTTTACTTCTTTAACCCCGCCTTTTTCATCATGCTGTCAAGAGTACCTTTAGGTATCTCTTTGGCTGGATGTCTGCCTACAGGGATAAAGTAGTCAAAGTCGGGATGAACATACTTGTGATGTTTCTTTCCCTTTTCGATTGTCCAGCCTGCTGACTCAATCAATTTGTAAAACTCTGAAAACTTCATAAATCAAAGAACTTTTAATTGACAATGCAAAGGTAACATTTTCGTTACTATTAAGCAAGCTTTGTAACGTAAAAATGTAACGTTTCTGTTGCTTTTTAACATTCTAATAGAGCCATATCTATTTCTTGTTTCTTCTTCTGCGTGAAGCCATGTCCTTACCATTCACCTTTGTAACCTTGGTTCCGGTAACTGTATGGAGTTTGTCACGCTGCATTAATACTAAATTCCTGTATGGTATCTCATAGACCACTTCCCGGTATGACAGATGCAGATTTTCCATGAACGAAGCTATCTGTCCCAAGAGAGTATCATTTCCTACAACCTCGGTTTCGCTGCCAGCAGACTTACGTTCCTCGCCAAGCTGACAGCTTTGAGAAAAACCTTTGAGTCAATCATAGAGAGTGCTTCATCCAATGCGTCCACATTCTCTTCGTATGTTCCTTTTGCCAGTTCTTCACTCAAGTTTTCGTCACCAGCTATCAGCCAGGAGAGAGCCTTGCTGTAAGCCTCGCTTTCTCCAAGGGAGAGAAGCACTTCTTTCAAATTGTCTGCTTCTTGTACGCCTGACAAATGGGAGATTGCCCCGGCCAGCTTGTGGATAGTAGGAGGGTAGACCGTGTAGGCTTTCCCAGCGACAAACACCGTTCTGAAATCACTTCCGATAATGGATTCAGTTACTATTTTTGCTCCTTGATTCATTCTGATAAAAGATAAAAATTAAGGGGTGAAGCCATAAAGCCCACCCCTGTTATGGAATTCAATCTCTACCTATTGGATAGGCATTAAGCACCTGCTTTTACTTCAGATGAGTCAAACCAGTATTCCGGTGCAACTTCTGCATTTTGTGGTTCCAGTTCCACCGCACTTACAGGAATACCGACAGCCTTGTCTGTTGTGGCTTCACGTGCACCGATGTCAGCACGGGGAATCACACAATACTGGTCATCGTCAGTCAAAGCGACAAGTAACTTCTCAATGTTTACCTTGCCTCTTGCTCGTTTCCAACCCTTATCAGTGTTAATTACATCACCACCCATGAGGTCTTTCTTGGTCGGATAGTCGTACTCACCAATGGTGAAGTTCACGGTTACATCGCCCATTTCCTTATCACTACGATAAGTCTGACCGGTAAGCTGGTTCTTGTAGTTAGTGCGGCTTGCTTCCGCTTCTTCAAGTGTCCATGTATCCTGATGGATATTCTTCACCTCTTTTAAGGTTTCACCTTGTAAAAGAGTATATAAAGCCTGCCCAGTCAAATCTGCTGTGATAGCATTTGTCTCGCCATACCAAAGTTTCTTGATATTCACAGCTGTGATTTTCTTTGATTCTGCCATATTATTTCACATTTAAAACTTCAAACAAAATTCTTACATTCACATAGTGACACTTTAAGGATGTGTCTTCCTCAATTCCGATTGACTCGATGGAATAATGATAGGTTGTTCCGTCATAGCGTCCGGTCACTCCGTCAAACAATTCTTGCGCCTGTTTCTCCAGCTCGTTCAGACGTATTGTGTTAGCTTCACCTTCTTTCAAGTCAGGAACGCAAAGGTTCACTTCTACGAAAGACTTCTTCCAGTACGTCTCCGGTTGCTGCTTCTTAGAGTGAATGACAATCCTTTCGGACTTCATCGGCCCCGTCAGCTTCTTACCGTGTGGAACGATGTCAATTTCAAAAGGCTGGCAATCACGATAGAGTATGTTCGCTATGTCGGTGGTAACTATCATTTTATTTCCTCCTTTAATCGTTTCTCAGCATATATGGCTGCACCAGTCAAGACTTCGTAACCTTTGGATTCAACGAAAGAAGCGTATTCAGCTTCATTCCTCAACTCCAGTCCATCATCCTGAACTGAGTATTTGTTTGACTTACGGAGTGTTCCGGTATGATTCTGATAGCTTCCATTCTTTACAGCGTAATCGACAGCCTCTTTACCAACCTTCTCCTTAACGGCTTTCACCTCGGCATAACCTTGTTTAAAAAAGCTATCCATGTCCGAAAAATCAAACTTTACAGCCATATTTCTGAGTAACCAAAATAATTCGTATTCTTCACCATGTAAACCTTTCCAGCTCCACGGATATTCTCACCGTCCATACATCTGACCTCATCACCAGCCTTCAGAGAGATTTTCTTCTCACAGACTACGTGATAGTTCGGTCGGTACACCTCGCCGTTCTCCGAAGTAAACTCTTTGGTGGAGTTATCGTCACAACGGCACCGACACACGTCCTGCCAGCTTTCACCGCCGGTACCGGGGATGGGACGGCCGAACTCGTCTGTTTCTAACGGAGTAGTAACCTTGACTTGTAATGTATGTGGCGCGAATATCATAGGAATCTGACTTTGGGTTTATCGCTTAACGTATCTTCAAGGCCGTACTTCTTGCACAGGAACGAGTAGTATTCCTTCACACCCTTGATGTCCCAGGACATGGAGAAGCCGTTCTCGCTGATGGAAGTTGCACGGAGTAATAGAGAGGGTATGAACTTCGCCATAGCCACCGACACGAGCCCGATGTTTGACTGGTCAATCTCATCCTCTCCGCTTACTTCTGAAGACAGACTTATCTCCAGAAAGTCAGCCTCCGACAAGTTGATGCCGAAGGTCTGAAACTTTTGTGATATGTAGTCATTTACTGTCATGCGTTCATGGTTGACAAATCAAAGTTCACAATCAGATTCGGGTTCGTAATCTGAGGAATCCACTCTGCGGTGTATTCCAGATAACGACCGTTCTTGTCCTTGTAACCGGAAATAAGCATATCACCGTCTGCCTGGGTGTAGTTACGTCCCGGTACGCCGTCCACTGCTTCGTATGGAGTGTGGAAACGCATATAACCGACCTTATCCTGCGGAAGCAAGGTGATACGGTCGTCGGCGTAAATCTGCACGTTCTTTCCGGTCTGGTCTTTTACGTAATCTTCCTTGATTTCAATGGCCGGAAGCCCGATGCCAGTGAACACTTGGGAAGCCAGTTGAGATGTAATCAACCCGGTTGAAAGATACATCTCATTTCCTGTAAGCTGCATCTTGAACTTGTCACCAAACTCAGCCGACCCGATGATATTCTTCACGAAAGTTCCTCGTGACATAATCATCTTCTGGAAATTACCGTAGTCCGCTTTCAGTGCATTAATCTGCTGCTGCAAATAGGTGATGAAGTTCGTCTTCGCACCAGTATCAGGCTTGATGAACTTGAACGGCAATTCAATGTTAAGAAGGTCAACGCCTCCGGCATTGTCATCCTTATTCTTGACTGTTGCTTCTCCGGTCATCAGAAGTGAACCTACAATAATATCCATGCGCTTGTGGGCTGCCAAAAGTACCTGACGGTAATCATCATAGATGAAGTTCACGATTTCCTGCATGGCTGCTACCTGGTCGGCAGGTTTAGCTGCATTGAACTTGTCAATCAAGTCCTGAAGCTCAGACAAGCGGTCAATGGAAATCTGGTAAGCATCGCCAAGATAAGCGATTTCACCATATCCTGAGCCGATATTCCGGCGTTCACGGATAGGCTTCTCACCATAACGAGAGTTGATAGAACCGGCCATCACGCCCGTAACTTGTCCGATGTAGTCCTTGAACACACGAGTAGTCGTTCTACGGAAATCGAGGTACTGCTGCCAGTAGATTGTATCCTTACGAGTCTGAAGGACACGCTGAATAACGGCGTTAACGATGTTGGGGTCGTTAAACAGAGTATGAATAGTTAGCATCATATATTAGTCCTCCTTTCTTTATTTGCTTGCAATTATACCTGCTGCTCTCAACGATGCTAGAAGAGCATTAATTTTATCTTTCTCATCACCACCTGCTGCATCATCAACTTTTGCACCCTGCTTTACCAATCCCAAGGTACTTGAGTTAGCTGCCTGATAGGTAGTGTTATTGTCCGTCCAATGTACTTCTACATACGCCTTTCCACCTTCCAATGCTACTGGATATTTCTTTCCGCTTTGAGAGAATCCCAACTGAATACCTCCCATCACAGAATCAGAAGCTTCTGGCAGTTCATACGAAACACCAGCCGGGGATTGCACGCCTGCAGCGTTGAACTGGAAATGCGGCATGTTAGCCTTATCAATGTCAGAGAAAGGCATAGCCAATTTGGTAGGCTCAATTTCAAATGCTCGCATCAAAAGAGCAACTAATACAACGCCTTCTTCTACTTGTACTCTTCCGTACAAAGCTGAGTTAGCAACTACCTTTGGAGTAGTACCGCTTACAGCTGTAGCTTCATAGAGTACAGTACCAACTTCCACTGTTTCGCCAAAGTCGGCAGCCAGTGTCAACTTATCGAAAGCTTTGTCTGATTTGTCAATACTGTTGATGGTAGCTCCATGAGAACCATTACCCAGATGCATACCCACATAAGCCAAAGAGTTTTTCTTGATCTTCAAAGTGGTATTGGAACCGGTGGTAAACTTTTCATAGACTTCTACACGGATGGCCACCTGAGCGGTTTTCTTTACTAAGTCGGCGGCAATGGGAGTGAAGGATGGAAGAAATGAACCAGCAACAAGGTTGGTCGTATCCAGCTTGTAAGGCCCTCTGCGTCTTACTCCGGTAGAAACATCATAGCGTTCCTCGATGGACGGTTCAGGCTCCATGTAATACTTGTATCCTGCTGACATAAATTACTTGTTTTGTTGTTCGACAATAGATTTTGTGTCCGCCTCAATCATTTTGGCGAACTCACTCGCTTCTTTCTCCTGCTTCTGTTCGGCAGTCTCAGGAGCTTTGGAGAACTGAAACCCGTTGTTAGACATATCCTGCTTCATGTCCTTGAAATAAGTATCCAAGTCCGTGTTCTCAGGAATGTTGCGGTCTTTCAGCATAAATTCGGGAATACCGTACTTCTTCGCCACTGCTGAAATCTGAGAATTGCGCTGCGCCTGCGCTTCATTTTCCTCCATTTTGGCCAGCTTGTCGGCAAACGGCTTGATACCGGCGGCAATGCCATCGGCAATCATCTTTGCGATGTCTGTCTCCTGCGGCTTTGGAGGGTCGTTTGGTTTCGGTGGTTCTGGTTTCGGATTCTCGATTGGTTTCCCGTCTTTCAGTCCATGCTTCTTCTCGTAGTTTGAAACAGCGGAAGTCTGCGCCTGTCCTGCACGGAAATCACCATAGTTTTGCATCACGTCCTGAAATGAGATACCCTCAACGATGGAGGTCACCTTCGTTTCGTCCGTTACACCCTCTGCCTTCTTTGTGGCGATACGGGTGAGTGTGGCAGTGTCCACCCCAGCGAATTTCTGTTGCAGTCCTGCCAAGATTTGTTCAAAGATTGTCATACCGTATGAGTTTGATTAATAATTTCATACGGTAAATTTACTTATAGAGAAAGGGAAGGGGAAATTTTAAGGCTAACGATACGAAACAATTAGGGGAATGTTCGTTTTTAGACAAAAAGAAATCGTGACTACTAGGGTAATCACGCTGGAACATCATTCAATTATACTTTTAAAATTTCAATATAGCTGCTTCTATTTCTTTTTTGTCAGAATCTTTTACGTTCCTCAAAGCATTCAGGAAAGGTAAAATTAAAGAGTCATCAACCATGAACCAGACTGGATTTTTAAATAATTTTGGGTATCCGGGATCATCTCCATAGCCATTCCATCTCATTGCCATTCTTCTTTCCCCATTTTCCCAAATACCTATCGCTATAGAAAAATCATCATTTTCAAATACAACATTCTCAACCTTAAAATTACTTGGATTTACATCTTTTGCTTTCATTGTACTATCCTCCATTATATTTAATTAATAATCATAACAAATTTATAGCTGCCAGTTCCTCTGTCAGCGCGTTAATACCTTTCTGAATCTTCTCCAACTGCTGTTTACGGGGTTTGTGTACTCCAGCCGCATAATGCCACAACTGACGCTCATTAATTCCAGTTATCCGGCTCAAAGCAGCTTTAGTAAAGATACTGCTGTAATAGTTGATGAAAGTGGCAGCATCTATCTTGAACTTCAATGTGAACTCTCCCTGCAAAATTTCCACTGGAGCGATGTTCATCTCCTTGCATGACTCCAGGTAAAGTTCAACAGCTTCCTTCATGTTCTTCTCGATTTCCTTTACGTCGTTACCGACAGTAATCACCGGAGCACCTTCAATATAGGCACTAAGATTATTACCAGCATGTTCTACAATCACTTCTACGGTTTTCATACTGACCTCCTTTTTATCGTTAAACAAAAGAGGCGGGGGCTATTTTAGCCCCGCTTGCCTCAGAATGTTGTAATAAGTGCCTTTCTCAACGCCTTTCTTGCCGTGGTCGGGGACAATCACTACATGGCTACCATCAGTGTAAACCATGTGACTGCCTTTCTGCCTCACGAACCAAAAGCCATTTTCAGTAAGCAGCGTTACAACGTCTTTAACTGATTTGTAGCTCATAGCGTTTAAGACTTAATTACGATGCAAATATAGTAAAATAACGAATAATTACAAAGAAGTATTCATGTTTTTACTATGATAAAGAAAATAGCGATACCTCGAAAGATACCGCTATTCAAATAGTCAATGTTTTAGATTTATATCATTCTGTTTTGTATTATCCCCGTAAATATTCTGACTGAATTATTCTATTCTTCAGATTTGCTACCAGCACTTTTGAGAGAGGAAAGCTGTTTCTGTTTCTCAATGTCGTTCTTCTGCTTCTCAGCCTGCTCTTCCTTGATGGCTTCAATCTCATCCAGAACTGCATCCACGTTCCCCACGAAGGTGATGGCCCGCTGTTGCGACCAGATTTCACCGTCCTTGGCCTTGATAGCTGTGTCTATCTTGTCTTTGATGTCCTCCAGCTTATACGGCTGCATCTGCACATCCACGTCAATAGTCTCGGAGGCTTCTTCTAGGGTGGAATTCACGGAACCCAAAGCTGATATGAGGAAATTTACCCGTCGTTGCATGAACTCGCCGACGGTTTCATTCAGATTCTCCACATTCAGGTGGGTGGACATGAACACATAGTCGAAAGTCACACCGGAAACGGCGTTACCTGTACCTTTCAGGGAGTCAAAGGAGATTCTAGGTGTATTGGTCAGTCCGTATATTTGACTTAACAGCGTCTCCACCTCAAATTTTACCGTATCGGGCACTTGAGACCAGGTAAGATACTGGGCATTTGCTCCCTGGCCGGTCAGCTCGACAACACGGTTCTTGAACTCACCTGAGAAATTCTCCACGTTACCAAAAAGCATGAGGATAGGGAAGAAGTGGTAGTCGATACAGTCTGCATAGTTTGAGAGAAGCTTCTCCAGTCTTACACGGAGACTCTTTATCTTCTCACAGTACGCTTCCGGACGGTACATATAAATCACCGGCATCTTCTTGAATCCATGAGCAAATGAGCCTTTGTCAGTCCAGTTGCTTGTCAGTTCCTACTGGTAAACCATATCCTTGGTAATGGTCATGAAACAGGTAATCTCTACATCGTTCAGGTCTTTTTTCTTATATTCACGGGATAGGGCTACTAAATCCCCCTGGTCATTGAAGAAAGGGTAGAGTTTGTCGCCACGGAACGGAGACCAGATGGCACTCTTTAAACGGTACTCAGGCTTTGACTTGCCGAAGATTCCTGAAATCTTTCGTTTGAGTTTTGCCCAGAAGCCGTCATCCTTCACCACATACCAGTATTCGGCCACTTCCTGCTCGGCCAGCCATGCCCGGACTACTTTCTTGTTCTGGTATTTCAACTTGTTCTTCTTGAACACCTGCTTCAATGTGGAAAGAAGGCTTTCTTCCGATTCATCCGGCTGGCAATCAAGGACCGGTTCTGTTCCCACGGTGAAGGCTGTCTGAATGTTCACGATGTCCTGCTCGATAGGAAGAGCAATCCTGTTTGGGTCAACTTCTTTCCTGACCGCCGGCTCAACATATTCTTTCCCGGTTTTCGGGTCTGTAATCCGTTTCTCAGGCTGGGTAGTGATTTTAATTTTCGGGTATTTCTCTTCATCTATCACTATCTCGTGCTTGTTCGGATTCCAGTCGTTGTAAAGAGCGTGAGCGTTTGGTTGCTCGGTCTTTCGTCCTTTTTTCAGATAGTAGATTTTTCTCTCTACTTCCGGCATAGCTAAAATTTCTTCTATAGTCATATCTCAAAGTTTAATGTCCAAATATTCCTGAAACGTCTTTGGGTTTCATAATTCTACCGAGAAGTTCTCCCAACACATAGTAGCGTGCAGCATCTATGCCATGATTATCATGGTCTTCAGGTTCGTTGATGTAGTTTCCATCCTTATCCTTTGCCCATACATAGTTTCTGTACTCTCTCTGCAGGTTATAGGAGCGTCTGGTAATGTAAACTTCCATACCCTGCATCTTGTCAAGTCCGGCACTGATAGATCCTGGTCCCTTCTCAACAGGATAGATTTTAATTCCACCGTTACTGATTTCCTGAATGAGACGCGGATCTGCACTGTCAGCAATTACTTTCAGGTTCCAGGGGCGGAGAGTCTTAATTATATCCCCAGAAAGTAGTCCGGTCCGATAGTCAATTTCATCCAAATACAGTGTATTGTCAATGATTCCACATCGGATAGCTGCTGTAGGGTCATTGGTATAACCAAAGTCTAATCCGATTCCAACTTTCTTACACCACATCGGGAACTCATCCACGATACCCCATTTCTTGAACACGGCACCTTCGGCCACGTCCGCCCAACGTCCGATAACCACATGAGCGTACTTCTCCGGATTCTTCTCTTTCATTTCCTTGACTTCTCTCAGGAACTCAGGAGAAAGGTTCTCTATATTGTCGAAGTAAGTCGTATGGATATGAAGTACATTCGGATGGGTGGAAATCTGTACCTGGACGCCGTCAATCTCCACCAGCCGATGAGTATTCTCGATGTATTTCTTGTAGATGAAATGGTTTGAATCGCATGGATTCATGATGATGATAATCCGGTTCTGAATTCCCTTCTTACGGATGGAGAGCATAATCTTGTCAAACTCGTCCTCACTGGTCCATTCCTCTGCTTCATCACATACAAAGGTGGTGATACCCTGAATGGATTTCAGCTTGGCTGTCTGATTCCCGGAAGAAGTCTTGATACCACGGAACATGATACGACTGCCGGTCATCCGGTTTACGATGTCCGTCTTGGTGGTCTTGAAATACTTTGTGGTTCCATCCAAATCTATCTTTTCCATCATCTCTGGAATGATAGACATCCCGGCAGATACCATCGTGTAACGGGTATAAAGAATCTGGTGGACTATCTTCTCTGTGGGGGTCATCTCGAACGTCAGCCGCTCAATGAAGGTGGAAGCGTTGAAAGACTTTCCCGATCCACGGCCACCGGTGATAAGGATGATAAACTTCTCGCTATCGGTATATAACGGATGATATATTGCTTGGGGTACAATCATTTCAGTTTGTCTTTAATCCATGAGTCAATAGAAATTCCGTGGTTAATATCCTTTGGAATATCTGCGTCTTCGTCTTCTCGGTCTCCAAAACCTTCTTTTCTTCCTAATGTGGAAAGTAAATAGCGAATCATATACCCATCTGGACGTTCACGCCATCCGATAAAGTTCCCATTTTCATCTTTCTCAGGGATACCAAGCGCAAGTACACGTGCAGATACAAGGCATTCATCTACCAGAGAACCTCTTTCGTCGGTGATAGCATCTTTGAACTGGCAGTCTGTTCTGGCCCAATCATACACGGTTTTTCGGGTTACATTGAATACAGCAGCAACTTTAGAGAGATTTCCACCTGTTTTATGAAGGACCTCTCTGAATTTCGATATGTCTGGCTTCTTTCCCATGCGCGCGTATCTGTTTATTTTGATTACTCAATTCCAAATTCGACCCTATCCATAAACTCCTTTCCGTCAATATAACGTTCATCAAATCCATAACCGAACATTTCCATGAAGTTCGCTCTTTCTGTAGGACTTTTGAAAGACAAAACGACATAACTTAACATACCATTGTCTTTCTCAAAACTATTTTGACGTCCTATTCTGTCTTTTATTTTTTGTACTTCATTGTGGCGTGCAATTTGATTTTCTTTTGAATCGCTATAAAAGTCCCCGGAACGATCAATGTTTTTATTTTCTTCTCCTTCTTTGGTTATTTCATCTATACTGTATAGTGAATCGTTTAGAATATTGTCTTTACTCCAAATTTCATCATTTACAGCAAAATCAATATCACCGACACCTAACATATTTAGGTCAAAATCATTTAGCCCAGCATAATTATAATCAATGCCATCAAGTAGTTCTTTCAACATATCGGAATCAAACTCTCCTTGAACATTTCTGTTATTCATAAAGATATTTTGTTCTTTCTCGGTTTTTTCATCCATGTGAACTACTTCAACACGAATTAGATAGTCATTTTCTTTCGTGTCAGAGTTATACTTATTCACCTCATCCATAATCGAGATACGCTGATGCCCTGATACAAGATTACCTGTAACTTCATTCCAAACTACACCGCCCAATAATCCTATACGTTTTAAGTTCGCTTTCAAGTTCTTTCGAGCTTCTGGGGCAATTTTACGAGGATTATAATTGGCAAATTTTATGATACTTCGTTGTATCTCCCTACTTTCCGGTTGCGTTATTTTATTTCTTGTCATCATCCTTTACTACCTTGCGCGTTTTTTAATCCTACATAAAATCTTTTTGGTACTCCTTGTTTTACTTGTGCAGGAGAAATCGTGTCTGAACCAAAGTATCTGAACATATTTGTTCTATATCTGCTTGTAACAGAATTGACTCTATCACGTACAGAATGCTGTCTGTTTGTGCCTAGCCCATATTGACGAGCTGCACGATACAGAATACGCATTCTTTGACTTTCTAATTCCGATAACGATTTTTTTCTGACTCAATACCTCTACTTTCTGTGTTTATATTCATAATCGAAAATTAGCTTTTCAGAGTATGGGAACTCTTCCAAAATACGTTTAAAATCATGTGGATATTTGTTTCGCATCATGAGCATTGTTTTTAAATCAATGGTAAAACCTTGACTTATAGCACCTGGATCATACACAAAAGGTTGTATTAATCCTCTTAGTCTAATATATTGAAGCACTTCCTTGTTCGTCCATAATGCAAGAGGATAGACCATACCTTTGTCTGTTATATAACTGGACTTCGCGAATTTCTTTAACCGCATCCGCTTCATGTATCCATCTACACCTTTCATCCCGCTGAATGCGTATGATATGCCTGTTTCTTCTCTCACAGCTTGTTCTATTTCTCCAATTTTTCTTGGCTTGATTGAAATGTTTGGTTCACGAAAGAATCCACAGGCATCATAATAATCACGTTGAAAATGCTTTATTTGGCGAATTTCTACGTTATTGTATTTTGTTTCTGCCCATTTGATATAAGGTTGGACATGGTCTAAGTTGGGAATAAGGTACATATAATAGCATATAACCTTATTAAACATACCAGCAAGCATGTCCAATAAGGCTATACTATCTTTACCTCCGGCTGAATAATATAATACAGCAGTATCAGTTTTTTCACGGATACTCTGTATTATCTGCATAGACAGTAAATATTTGTTCATCATTTACCCCCTCCACCATTAAAGGCAACATTTAAGTCATATCGCCTTTGTTCTCTACTACCTAACTGTGAAGCACTTGCCGTATTTCTACGGTTTGCTACCAGTCTTCCACCTAAACCGGCACCATTCATATTTCGTCTTGGCCCGGCAACTCTGTTAATTGCTCTTGTGACTCAGCTTTTGACTATTTAGATTAAATGTTCTCTGTACTTATTACTTTGCCAAGATGATACCATACTTGACTTATCAAGTATTCTACGCCGTTTTCTATTTTTGTAAGATCATTGCCTTCTTCATCAGCGAAAATAACATACTCGGCAGATTTCACCTCCACAGTGAGACGTGGTGCATCTTTTCGTCTGCCATTGATTAAGTATAAGGCATCATATTTGATTGGTATTACTTCAATCTCTTTATCATCGTCGGGTATATCCTCTTGTCGTTTGTATTCTTTGCCATCATGTCTAAAATAAACATATCGTGATACATTAGAGGGATATACATACCTGTGTTCTACATCTTGTTTGCCATTTAGAATGTCTTGAAAACATTCTTTGTTAATCTGTAATGTCAATACTTTCATAATCGTGTAAAGTTTAAATGTTAGTTGCGGGTGATGGATTCGAACCACCGGCCTTCACCAAGTCAAAGTGACGAGCTGACCACTGCTCTAACCCGCGATGGTATCTATACAAAGATACCCCATTATGAAGACAATTTTGAATAACGATTCAACGCATACGAAACATTAAGCCAAATGTTTGCTTTTTAGCCATGCGTCACGTTTCTCCCTGCACTTTTCCAGTGTTGGGGCACAACAAGTAAACAACTCTCCTGAATCTGTTTTGTAATCATACTGATACATTTTTACTTTTTTACCTCTTAATCTGGTAGTATAGGTACAATAGTTTTCACTACCAGGCTGGCATACGCTGCAACCATTTACGTTTATCGATTTCATAGCCATCTTAAATTATCCGTTTACAACTTCTGGTATCTTATAATAGTCACTTTTTGATGCTTTACCTTCGGTTATCCAACCTATACCCACCCAGCATTTTATTTCACCGTCATGAATCACTTTGTAATCTGCATCTACGACTTCCTTTGGTGGGTTTACACTCATCTTTATGCTTTTTACATCTGATGCTTTAACTGTCAGCTTTTCTCTTCTCATAATCATCTTAAATAGTGGTAGCCCGAAGGCTACCGGGTTTATAACCAAAGTTTCTTTGCCAGATCGAAATTCTTTTGAGCTTCGTTTACCGCTTTCTTTGCATACGTCAAAGAGTATGAGTGCTCACGTGGATATTTGCCGGATTTCAGCCCCTCATGGTACTCTTTAGCTGCTGCTAACTTATGTTCATAGTAGTCCACGCTTTCAGGCATTGAAAGGTTTATAGTATCAGCCTTGTTTGCCCAATACTGGGCTATTCTTTCATGCTCTCTGGCTTTCTCGTCAAACTCTACACTCTTGCCCATATTATGCCAGGCATCTTCAATGGCTTTTCTGTGTCGTCTTTCGCTATGATGGCCAATTTTAATAGGTTCACCCAATGAGAGAAAATCGCTGTCTTTATTTGACGCTTTGAAGTATTCTTCACTCTTTCGTTCTGCAGTGGCAGCCCAATCCAGCCGGCGTTCTGCCTTTCGCTTCGCCCATTCTTGAACGTTAAATCCATCAGCGCGAACTATCGAATAATAGTAGAAGCCATCACGTTCTAATATCAGATTAAACACTATGCTTTCATTCTCTTTGCCGTATTTGGTGGTTACAAGAATTGTTTCACCTTTTTCATGCTTCGCATCGCATTTAGCAAGAAATACGTTTGGACAAAATTTGTAATATGTATTCATAATCGTGTAGGGGATTATGCAGGGCTTTCGCCCTGCTGGGTTAAACTTATGCTATATTCAATCTTTTAGCTCTCATTTCATTAAGTTCTTTAGCCGTTTTATTGGCTGCTTCTTCGGTGGTTTCTAAAGAAGCCATACTCATGTCATAGCCGTCTATTACTAAATAGTAGCCTCTTGACTTCTTCACATAAAACTCATTTGCCTTATGGCTTTTTATGTAGCTTGTTGTTCTCATAATTTTCTTATGCTGTGGCAAACCCCGAAAGGCTGCCTGTTAAACTTATTTGTGTGACTCTCTGAGATCAAGTTCTACAATCTTGTGATATTTGTGTACCTCATACAGACCAGTTTCACACCCCATAGCTGATGCAAGTCTTACAGTCTTTTCTAAAGCTATCATTACGTCTGAGCTTGCGTCAATAGATTCATCCTTTGCCTTGTTGTATTCTCTATTATTTACCGCTGAATCCTGAACCTTTTCAGCTTCTTGTATTCTTTTTAGAGCTTCATTGATAACTTTGATTTGTTCTTTAATTTCTTTGATGTACTCACTGCTAATAGTCTTCATAATCGTATGTATTAGTTTGGGGAATTATACTACTTCGTTTTATTTCATGCCACAAAGTAAAACTATTTAGTTTAATCATGCAATATTTACATACTTAAACTATGTTAATAGTAAAACTACATAGATTTATTTTAGGACTTTCATTGTATTACTTAGTATAAAGACTTATATTTGTGCAATAAAACTATATAGTATTATGGATTTTAGAACAAGAATAAAAGAACTTTGCCAGTCTAAAGGTTTTACTCAAAAAGATTTGGCTGACAAGATGGGTATATCTGATATTAGTCTTAATAAGACATTAAGAGGTGATTATCCGCAATTACAATCTTTGGAACGTATTGCCAATGCCTTAGAAGTGGATATTGCGGAACTATTTGTGAGAAACACACCTGATTCAGAGGTAAACGGTTATGTAAAAGTTAAGGGAACTCTCTATGAGGTTCACTCGTTTGAAGATTTAAGAAAGTTGCTGGAATTAAACGTCTAATTTTTAAATAAGAAATTATGGAAGAACAAGAAACTTTAATAGCACAATATGGTTCTGATAAAACACCATTACATTTAGGTGATTTAGAAATTCCATGCTATGTATTAAATAATGGAACAAGAGTATTTTCTGGAAGGGGTATCCAAAAAGCTATTGGATATGAAAGCAAGAGTGGCCAGTGGATGAATAGTTTCTGTAAAATTGATGGGCTTACTGATTATCTATGTGCCGGTGAAAATAGCATATCAGAAAGGTTAGCAAATCCTATAAAATTTAAACGGAACAATGCAGGAGGCTCACTATCAGTAGCAAACGGATATGAGGTAACTTTATTGGTTGATATATGCTCTGCTATCATAGATGCAAATCGTGCCGGCATTTTTAACGATGAAAAAATTGTCAAAAGTGCTGATATTATAATTCGCTCTGTAGCAAAAGTAGGTATTATTGCTCTTGTTGATGAAGCTACTGGTTACCAGTACGAACGAGAGAAAGACGAATTACAAAAAATTCTGAAAGCGTATATTTCAGAAGAATTACTACCTTGGCAAAAAAGATTTCCTGATATTTTTTATAAAGAACTATTTCGTCTTAATGGCTGGGATTATACAGTAAAAGGTATTAAAAAACGTCCTGGAATTATAGGAAAATGGACTAATACTTTTATCTATGAAGAACTACCTAATGGAGTTTTAGAGGAATTAAAAAAGAAAACGCCTAAAAGTGAATCAGGAAACAGAACAAACCGTTATCACCAACTTCTTACACTTGATATTGGAGAACCAAATCTAGAGAAACAGATCAATAAAGTAATAACATTGTTTCAGGTTTCAGACAATATGAAGCAATTTTGTGATAACTTCAAAAAAATGAAGATGCGTCAGATTGGTCAAATGGAACTTCCATTTGAGTTTGACGAAAATGGTCATACGAAAGAATGATTATTTCAGACATGAGGCTTAATGGTTTAGGATTGCAGTATAAAATTCAAAATTAAGAAAGGAGAATAATAAAATGCTAAATGTATTATACAAGTATAAACCATGGAATGATTATACAAAAAGAATATTAACTGATGGTGAATTATATTTTCCGTCAATTGGGCAACTAAACGATCCATTTGAGGGTAGTATTCCATATATTTTTGACAATTCTGAGCTAACAACAGAAAATATTTTTCAATATATGTATAAGCTAGCCCGTAAAAATTATCCCGATTGGAGTGAGGAACAAATATATACATACGTTTCAGAAGAACAAAAAAAAGGATGGTTGTTTAATGAAGAACATATAGAACAGCAAAATAAAGAAACCCAAAAAGAAGTAGAAAGACTATTTGGGGTGTTTAGCTTAACCACAAGAAGCAATAATTTCTTGATGTGGTCACATTATACAAACTCACATACAGGTATTTGTATTGGGTTTGATATGGATAAAATATTTTATGCTGTAAAAGGAACACTTGGAAAAGTCAAATATCAAAAAGAGCTTCCAATAAAGCACCTTGAAGATAAAGTTGAAGAATTTATAGAAAGATTACTTTTTACAAAAGCAAATATCTGGGAATACGAGGATGAATATAGATTAATTAAAATTAATGCTTCAAGAAGTAGTATAAAAGTTCCATTAGATTCGATTACCGAAATTACGTTGGGGTGCAAAATCTCTATTGAAGCAAAAAATGAAATTATTTCTATTGTAAAAGAACATATCCCCTCATGTAAGATTTATGAAGCTTCACTGAGTAAAACAAAATTTGAATTGGATATTAATGGTATAAAGCCGGAAGCATAACGCTCCGGCTTTCATATCATAAGCTGAATTCAAGTTACAAATGCAACGGAATTCATATTAATAATTTGTTTAAATTTTTCGTTTGGTGTGAGGTATCCAAGTCTTTTACGAGGTCTATTATTTAGATTGTTTTCAATCCATTTAATACGCTTGTTGGTTACTTCACTAAAGTCCGTACCCTTTGGGATATACTGCCTGATAAGACCGTTAGTATTTTCATTGGCACCACGCTCCCAAGAGTGGTATGGCTTACAAAAATAGAAATTAATATCTAGTTTTTGTGATATATCCTCGTGTTTTGCAAATTCTTTTCCATTATCAGCCGTTATTGTGTGTATTAAGTTTTTTACTTTTCGCAATGCCCATACTGTAATCTTTGCTACAGGGATGGCTTCTTTCCCTGATAGCTTACGTATCCAGACTCTGCTTGTTGCTCTATCATTAATGGTTAGAATAGCACCTTTGTGATTCTTTCCAATAATTGTATCTATCTCTAAATCACCAAATCTTTCTTTTTGCTCTACTATTGAAGGTCGCTGGTCAATATCAACCCTATTGGGAATAAATCCTCTACCTGCGTTTTTAGAACCACGCTTTGAATATTTTCGCCCTTGCCTTCTAAGATATTTATGGAGATCCCCACCTTGTCGTTTATCATTCCATATCCAACAATATATAGTTTCGTGAGATACCATAGCTATATTTTCTACTTGGCTTCTGCCCACTATCTGCTCTGGGCTCAAATCCTTTCGTAGAAGCTTTTTTACACGCTTCTTCATAGCTTGTGTAAACACCTCCTTTCGCTTCTTTTCAACCTTACGTTTATCTGCCTTTCTTTGAGCAAGATCAGGGTTGTATTTTCCACTACGAATATCGCAATTGCGTTTTATTTCCCTATAGATACTACTTTTATCAACGCCAATAGCTTCAGCTATATCTTTTTTACTCATAGGAACTTGCAGCATCTTAGAAATTGCATACCTTTGCTTTTCGGTTATATGTTTACTCATCTACAACTTTTATTTCTTTGGACGGACAATAAAAACAAAGATAGTAACATTATCCATTCAGCAGAGAACAGAGGGATTTGTCTCTCTTTTCTCTCTGAAAAAATATTACTTATGCAGCTATTAATCCTGTACCAAAAAGTTGCATTTATAACTTGAACTCAAGTAACTAAGAAAGACCTTTGTAAAATTACTAAAACTATTACTGTATGGATACTTTTTTCAAGCCTTGGATCGGAAGTGAGTACCAACAAAAGAACTATAAGATTCTTGTTATTGGTGACAGCCATTATTGTGGTGGATGTGATAGATGTGGTGTCTATGGAAATTGCTCTTTTGAGGAAATGGAAGATTGCAGCAATTTTACACAAAGGATAGTGAAATCATATATTGATTTTAGAAAAGACATCGGCGAGAAGCAAGGGTGGATGACTAAAACATTTTACCCCTTTGACAAAATTTTCTATGGGAAAGAAAATGTAACAATGGAAGAAAGCCTAAAATTATGGAATAGCATATCTTTCTATAATTTTCTTCAAACTGCATACATAGAGGAGGCATCAAATGTGTTATATTCTAATGATGATTATGCTCTTTCCACTCCTCTTTTCTATAATGTAATTAAAGAACTGAAGCCCAATTTACTGATTGTATGGGGGAATAGAGCTTATAATCATTTGCCTAACACAAATTGGGAGGATGGTACAGATTATTATAATGGCAAGTATCTTATAGACAATGAGAATGAGATAAAATGCATAAGAATTTACCATCCTAGCAGAGCTAATGTATCGTATTGGCATTCTGTACTAACTGATTTTATAGGGATGGAGCCTAATAAGCTATTATAGCATATCCATTTTGAGTGTTACAGTTTGATGATTACCATTCTGTATATTATTGACTAAAAGCCGGAACGCCATGTACCCGGCTTTTCTACTTTTGTAATATTTTATCCAGCATTAGCAAAAACCTTTGGATAGTTCCTTTTCTGGTATTGAATTCTCAGATATCCGATAAGGCTTTCATAGTCGGTCAAGAAACCTTCATTGACCAAATCAGCAACCTTTTTTTCAAGCTGCCACAATTCACGTTGTTTTTGTTCCTCACCATGCTTATTACGTAGCATCTTTTCATGACTGTTGAAGATAACCCAGTTCAAGGCTTCACCGACCTTCTGCATGGCTTTAGGCATAAAGTCTTTGGGAACGATTTTCATGATGGCAGAAGAGAGTTCCCTATAAGCGTCCCCAAGCATCATTCCGGTAACGAATCATTTGGTCAGAAACGAATTTGATTACATCATATTTGAATGACGCATTTAGCCACATAGCCAAATCAATGAACAATACAGGATGAACCCAGGTTCCACCGCATTTACCGCGTGAACTTAAATAGGGAGAATTTTGCCCATTTAGATTTTCTTTTTCAACGATGGTAGCGATTAATTCCTTGGTTGATTCATTTTCAAAGTATTTCTTCAATTCTTTGTTTGAGGAGTTTCGTTCGTTCCATAACTTTACAAGCCTGGTAGCATTGAAATAGCCGTCAACAGTGCGTTGAATAACTTCTAAATTCCCCATTTGCCTTACCATTTCTTGATTTGTTTTCATGTCTCAGTGAATCTTAGATTAAAAAATTACCCCACCAAAGGCAAGCTCCTCACTTCTTACCGATGGCAGGGTTTATACTTTTCAGCCGTGAGGATAGCTGTTATTATCTCTTTGAGACAAAGTTACCAACATGGTGATTTTTAGCCTAAGATTGCTTAAACCAAGAACAAACAATTGGCAATATGTTTCATAAAAATACCCCGAGCCATTCGGAACGGGGTTACTTGATTAGTCCTTTGGATTTCAATCTTTCTACGATTTGGCAGTAAAGGTACTCTATATCCTGCCGGAAATCCTTATACTGCTGGTAGATAAAGGAAACATCAGCGATATTGTTTGATATTACACACGGAGAAACATCCGGGAACACGCCGGAAATTTCTGCTCGGATACCGTTCGGCAGCCGTCCGCCGGCAAGCACACTAGGGGCGAACAAGAACAACACAATGAAGAGGAACTTCTTTCGCTGGGTAACACTTTCCGGATTGGGCGGACAATCTGCCCCGGAAAGTATCTCCCTGAACCACTCATAAATCTCCGGGATGAGAGAAAAATCAGTCAGGATAGGGGAGGATAACTCCTGCTCGCGTTCTGATAATCTTGATTTCTGTTCACGTATTGATTTCAACTCCACGATTGATGAAAATTCTTTTGTCATAGCACGATTTATTTAGTTGGAAATTCTTATATTTGCATCATAATCGTGTGGGGGAGTTGGCTTCTAATCGTGTGGGCTGGCTCCCTTTTTTATTTTATGCCAAGTGATATGCATTCAGGATGGCGAAAGCGTAGATGATAACCGTTACCAGACTGTCCAGGAACACCGCCCATGCTCCTAGCTTTTGGATCTGGCTGAAGCTCATGACCAGGACAACAAGGAAACACACCCACTGGCTTGAAAACAATCCCATCCCCAGCAATAAAAGTCCGATGGTATCCATGAAGAATGCAACATGAAGCCATGGATGCGCCATCAGATACCAGCTTTTTGCTGTCTTATCCAGCTTCTGAAAGACTTTTACATGTCGGTATAAAGATTTACATCTGAACAGCTTCACAAACTCGTACAGGGCTTGTATGATGATTAAGGTGTAGAATACGTGTTTCATGGTCAGTAGCTTTTATCTCCGTGCTTATACGGACGTAGTTCATTATATTTCATCTTCTGCTCGATGTGCCAGAAGATGTCGATATTTCTATCCCGGCAGAAAGCGAATATCTCATTCAGGAGGATAAATGGTTCATCCCTGTAGAAGTTGTCGGTGACATAGACACAGATTCTAAACATGGACTCCGTGAAGGTCATATCGGAATAGTCTTCCGTATCGCTTCCTTCGTAGTCGAGACTATCCAAATCATATCCTCTCAATCCGGCCAAATCCAACACACGGATACAAGCATCGGCAAGTTCATCTTCTACAGTGTCTTTGATGTCATGTTTAAAAGCGTACATAAATTCTTCATCATCCCGTCTCCTTTGCTTCATATAGTATTCAAAATTAGCCCGGTTAGCGTGCATTCCTTTCCGATCTGCCTCCACCGCTTCCATAAGTTCGGATATGACCAGACAAAGGAAATGTTCGTCACTCAGGTTCTCTTCATGCCATCCGTGGGCTACTGCGCACTGGTAGGCTTTATCTCTCAATTTGTTTAAGTTCATAATGATTTTGATTTTAATAACTCATATATTTATCACTCTGTTATTTAGATTGATTCAACTTAGATTCGTGATATAATTAAGGAAGTTTTTTATAATAGACTGATTATCAATATTGTATAATGGGTGTCCTTTTTTATTTGAAAGCTGATTTGTAGTTTCGCAGAAGCAGAAGCCAATTTCGCTTTTTGGGTGAAGTGTACCATGTCGGTAGACTGATATAATCGGAGGCGAGATTAATTATGAATTTCAAAAATTTACTCATGAAAGCTTCTGTAAAGGTATTTTACTTTATGTATCAGGAACAACTTAACGGTTATCCAATAATTAAGCTATTGAAAGATTTGTACGACCTCATTTCATACTTGATTGAATAATAAGAATCCTATTTTCCAAAGATTCTTATTGATTTTAATTGGTTGAAAATAAAATACCCGATAACCGCTACAAAGCAGTTACCGGGTATCCACAAAGCACTGACAAGGGTTGTTAGTAAGATTCTACAAGCAAACTAAAACAGCCTGTATATACTGTTTTATCTCGTTTATTTCATATAACTTTGCACTAGTGTCCACTAAAAATTAGAGGACGAGTTAAAAATTATAATTACTAAATAAATTTGGTCCATCAAGACCGCTTTGTTCTTTGACATCATTGAATTTAGTTTTGCTGAAGAGATCCCTTAATGGAGTCTTGTCCGTAAGAGAAATGCCAAGAATTTGTAGAACCTCGTATGTCGATCTGTCCAGTTTCATATCATGTTGCATGATAGCCACAAGACAGTAGGCAATGATTGCTGAGTAGACTTGTATCTTTACAGCGTTCTCAGAAGTCCCCCAAAATTTCTTTATTTTAAGGTGTTGCTTGAGCCATTTAAAGAACAGTTCCACTTGCCAACGATTCTTGTAAAGTTCCGCGACCTGTAAGGCTGGAATATGTTTTGCATTTGTAAGATAAATGAACTCCCGTTCGTATTCTTCATCCCAAAACCTCACCAAACGAATCGTTTCAGGGTATGATTTTTGGGTATAGAAACCGGTAAGTTCAATCTGACAGTCGGACTGTATATTCTTAGGTAAACGCCGTTTCCATTTGAGTACTTTCGCCTTAATATTTGTTTTAGCCCGTACAACAAAAAACGAATCCATCATATGTATCTTATAGAGACGATGATAATCGTTATATGCACGGTCGAAAACATAGAAAGAGCCAGACTCATAAGGTATTACATCCATTGCCCTGACATCGTTTATCTTTGCTTCGGTTATATGGATAAAGGCAGGTACTTGAGTCTCTATATCATACAACGTATGGATTTTGATACCTCCCTTATGTGTACGAAAGTTTGCCCAAGGAAACAGTTTCAGACACAAGTCAATCGTTGTAGAATCGAAGGCATATACATTTCCGTTTAGTTTGAATATGTCATTTATTCTTTTCTTTCTGGCCTCGCTTATCATATAGAATGCGAAGTTCTCAAAGATACGGTAGTTCCGGTTTTCGTTTGCCTTTGCAAGGTTACTCCGAGTGACATGTTTCCCAATTCCAAGATGGTAGCATTTCTCTTGATGTGCATTCAGAGCAACAATCAAGTCTCGAAGGCTTTCACGGTTGCACAATTGTCCGAACATCAAAGTAAGAAGTTGATTCCAGCAAGTAAAATGCTTAACATACTTATTGCCATCATACTTCTTTACGATACGGAGAAACTTGTAATTGTCTAAAAACTCAACCATTTGGGCGAAAACGTATCTGTCTTTATTCATATACAGCCTAAGTTAAGGCTGCAAAGTTATGATTTCAAATCGTTGCGCAAGAAAATCTCTTGTAACAAACTGTAATTCAATTATTTCAAGGAACTATTTGTGATCTTTAGTGGACAGTAATGAAAATATATATTTTAAAACTTAAAACAAAGATACAATAAAATCTGAGTTACGGATACAAAAAGAGCCCTGAAGCGTTTCTGCCTCAGGGCTCCTGTTA